AACTGATGATGAATACAATTTACACCGTGAAAAATTTGGCGACACGACGTCTGTTCAGGCGCAGCTAGACGCTTTAAGGGCTTTGGGTTTAGACGCAGAGTTTCGTCAGGATGGCGACGCAGATATGGTTGAGCTTGAGATTGAGAATGGTAGACCTGTTCTTGTGGGATGGCTGCATAAAGGGAACTTATTGGAAGGCGAACCACCAATGTGCAGCAGCAGCACTTGTGGCCATTGGAGCGTTATCACTGGCTATGCAGGCAAGCACAGTAACGATCCAGAATGGGTGATGTTTGATCCTGCTGGCTACCCGGACATGATCCAAGGTGGTCATGAGGAATCCTTGTCAGGACGTCGTGTCAGGGTAAGACAGTCAGAGTTTTACCAACGGTGGCAGGTTGATGGCCCTAAAACTGGGTGGGTGATCCTTGTTGATGGCTGATCTTTACTGGCTATGGGCGTTTGCCAAGGCATTTTTCACCACTGTTGTGGTGGGCTGCGCTCAACCAGTGAACTGGGAGCACTGCTTCCCTGTTAGTGATTGGATGATTCCTTGGGTACATGACGTGATTCACATGCAGCAGGATGGTGCTTACCATGCGGAGAAATGTGCTTTGCGGGAATCCAATGGGCTGGGCAGACTGGATGGTCGTGACCAAAAGCCTTGAAGAAGAACTAAAACTAGAGCGAACACTAAGAGAGATTAGGAGCTGTGATGACAAAGAATTGTTGACCGAGCTTTGCGTTGCTATGGCTCAACAAAGCTGGCATCAGTCAAAGTTGTTAAAACAAGCAGTCGGTCACATCGCGTCGTTGGACGCTTCAATGGCTTGTTCTGACTGATAAAGCTGCAAGCAGTAGCTGTATTGCCATTGAGCTTGCCAGTCTTGTGCATGACAGCGGCGCATCCCTGCATATTCAACACACCAAACCCATTGGCCATCCTCAAAAATCCGACTCATCGTGGGCTTTGCCATAAAAAAGAGAGCCTGTGAAGGCTCTCCAGTCCCCTTCTCGACACAAGCTTAGAAAGGGGCGTCGTTTTTGTCAGCCTTTGGTTTGGCGTCGCTTAAGGCCATCAAAAAGTAGTCGTTGCCTGCTTGGCTGGTGCGTGGCATTAGGTTGGCACGCAGCTTAACGCAGTCGTCACCTTTTTGATTTTGGACGCGGTCTGCAGTCTTAGCCCATTCGACAAGCTTGCGTAGCTCGTCAAGGGGCACCTCCATGGCTGCCCAATAGTGACCATCTTTTTTTTGGTCTTTGTTGAAGTTGCCCCAGATGTTAAAGGCGTCAGGTGCGAAATCAGGCATTACTTTTGATTAAAGAATTTAGAAACGATAGTGAACAACGCTGCATTGATTACGCCGTTGTGACGTTGATCAGCATAGTGCTGGAGTTGTTCGGCTAGCTGCTTATGCAGCCGGACTTGGAAGTGTTGAGCACGACGCTTGTCGTCTTGCTTGGCTTGCGGTGTTTTTCCATCAGGAATACTCATTGGCGACAGCCTGAATCCAGGCTTCATGTTTTTTGCTGGTGATTGCAGGCGCAACCTTTACTGTTGATTTTAATTTAAAACGCGAACGAAAAGCTGTGCAGAACGCATCACGGCTAGATGCTGACATTTCTGTAATCAGACCCAGCAACAGCTCACGTTCGCTTTCAGACAAAGGCTGATCCTCGTCTGCAATGTCCTTGACTTTTGGCGCTGGTGTTGGCTTGGCCTTCTTTTCTTCGCGGTGAGGATTTTCAACCTCTTCGCGTGCCCACAACTGCCATGCCAATCCAAACTGTGCGGCTGCTGCGGTACAAAGGCAGCGACGGTGACTATCTGTTAAATCGCGTGCGCTGACCTTGTCAAAAGGTATTGCGTTGTTGCGATTGTCCATAATTGCCTGAGGGAAGTCAGGCGTGCGTTCACCGTTTGGGCCTGTGAAATAGCCGACGACGTAAGCAGTCTCATTAGGCGCTTTCCAAACATGACCGCTGTCAACGTAATGAGCTAGATGAAACTGAAAACCTGGGGCGTGAAGATGCAGCAAGTGCATCGTCCGGCACCAATTTATGTAGTCCGCCTTGTAGCTGCCTGTTCCTTTTTGACTGACATCATCAGTGGTGATGACATCGCCAAGATTAGGAAAGGGCGGTGACGGTGATGATGGCGCAGGGTTGTTCTCTGTCATGTGCAAATCGACGGTGAGCAATGAGGCTGATGATCTGCGCGTCGTCGTTGTAGACAATGCCAGTCATGGCATCTTCAACAGCGCGGACAAGTTTTGAGACATCGCCAATACGACCTGTGCAATGCTCAGGCGCAGATGGCTTGAGTTGTCCGTTAGACCTAAAGTGGTTTTTAGGACGAGCAAAAACAAACGTGGTTGATAGAAGCATCGCCCCATCCATGTTGGCATACCAGTCTTTGGGTAGCAACTCAAGGGCGGTGTGTCTTACGTCTTGACGCCATGGCTTGCACCTCTTGGAGGATTCAATCATGACGCCTTTACCAACGTGACGTTTGCTGCCTTGCGGGGCAGGCTTCCCAAGCACAGTAAACGTGAACGAATTACTGTGGCAGCTGGCTGAAGGCTCGATCAATAGCTGAATTCAGGAGGGCCTGGGCGAGCTTTGTTGCACTAAGTTTAGGCTGCTCAAATTCGATAAACTCGCCAGCGATTGAAACGTTAGTCATGTTGCCAGAAGTAGCGTCAGACAGCTTGCTGAGCTTTTCAGCGCGAGCGTCGTCGAGTTGAAAGTTGATGGATTTCATTTGAGGGAATCACAGGCTTTTTGGATACCGGCAGCGCAGTCGCGTTCGGTCATTGATGTAAACGTTGAAGTCAAGCTGTAGAAAAAAGCACCGCCCAAGAGCAGAGCAAAAACAGAGCTGACAACAAAGTTGGTCATCGGCTTGCTGCGCTCGGGGTTATAAAAACCAGAACGCAGCTTGTGAGATTCGTTGGCAATCATGAGCGGAGAAGGAAGGGCTCATGTGCGTAAGCATGGCACAAGTGGTATGCCATGTCAACCATTTTTGGTTACCCTGGCCATAAGGTCTTCAAGGCGCTCTTTTTGTAGCTGATGATTCGCGTGAACTGCAACAGGCCATTTTTCGAACGGTATAACCCCGAGAATTGAGATTCTTTCCATGAATCTTTCAAATGTCATTCCGTCAACATTGCCAAAAGTTTTGTAAAACCAGCACGCTTCCCAAATATCGTCTCCGTCAGCCTGACAAGTGTAGACCTCAGTTCCTAACACCCATAAAGGATCTTCTTTATCGCCAGCATTGTGGTAGTCGCTCGGCCTAACCCATGCGCAGCATCTATTGCCGTTTGGGTCAAAATACTGAATAGCACATTGTGGGCCACTGCATTCAATTTTTCTGCCATCAGCAAGAGTTAGCAAAAAATCATCTGTGAACACCTCATAAGAGATGATGAACGGGTTTTCTTCCATCGCCATTTCTATGCCCTCATTTGTTTCCCCGCCCCAGAAATCTTCTTCCCAATACTCTAGAGCAAAATCTAAATCTTCTTGTTCCTCTGCGCTTATAATTTGACAAGATTGGTTTTCAGGCAATAGCTGAGGGACAACGACGCCTTGCGACTTTGCGTAATTTAATAAAGCATCTTTTGTGGTTTGGTCTGGTAAAAAGAACCATTCGGATTGCGGGATTCTAAAGGCACGATATTTTTGATGGCATTGCTTTTCAGTGACGCGCATGTCTAAGCACTCAACTAGGACCTCGAGTCTTGTGGCATTGCCTACTTTGAGTTGTTTTTTCCGGTTTTCCCAGCATCCAGAGATGCCGACTTTAACTAACAGGTTTGAAGAGACATGCGATATTACATATAAGTTTTCTGCCATTATGCCGACACAAGACGCTCCAACATCCCAGACTTCACGCAGAACTCAGACTTCAACCGCCCATTGCTGCGTGGCTTTTCGGCATAGCCCCACTCCTCGTCAGGAACGATCACCTCTGCTGTTGCCCAAACATGGTCACAGAGCTTGCATTGCCTGCGGCGACTGACCGCAAGTTCACTGGTATGGCGTGACTCCAGAACACTGATCCAAGACTTTCCGCATTTTGGGCACTTCATCAGAAATCGGGTTGAGTGGCGTGAAAACGTCCCCATGCCTCCTCCCACTGCTGCCAAGCCGTCTCTGCGTCTGAGTTGATGATGCGTGTCCGCTCTGGTCCACAAACGACCGTAACGAGATCAGTAATCATCAACCGTGGATGCAGCGACGCCAGCATGGACTGATACGCAGCCAGCTGAGCAGTGGCGGGTTTGCGGCTGGACACTCCCTTTTTACTCGAAACCGTTTTCAGGTCGCCAAGAATCACCCGCTTGTCGTCAGGATCTGTAGGGCGAAGCAGGAAATCCAAGCTGCCGCCCACGCGCTTGATCTTGTCGCAGATCGGGTATTCGACCGCAAGCACCTCGACCCCCTTGAACAACGCCTGATCGAGCAGCGGTTCAATCCATGGCGTCCAACGATCATCAACGATGTCTGGCTCGCCCAGCAGGTGACGCTCGAGCACGCGGTGCAGTGTCCTGCCTCTGATCTCCCAACCATCTGGTCCTTCCTTCGTGCGCTCGATCGCAGCACGCTGAGCAGGCGACATATCCCAGGACAAAACCGTGCTGACGTTGTACGGCAGCCATTCACCATTAAGTCTGTAGCGATGGTGGTGCCCAGCGTAAAACTCCAGTCCTGGAACGGGATCTAGCGTTTGTCTCACAATAACTTGCGTATGCGTTGCAAACGTGGCACGTTTGTCATGCATTCGCAAGGCTTTGTGTCGCAAATCAACGTCCGAATCACCGATCAGCAGCTGCTTTGGCTGGAATCACAGGTGAGGCCATTCCGCAACAAGTCAGATGTCATCAGGGATCTCATTGATTCGAGGATTGACGACTTGACAGGGGGGAGTATATTGTGCGCCAACCACGTCGGTGCGGGACCACCACAAGGTAACTTTCGCCCTCTCACAGGTAATAAGCCTTCGCTGAAGCAACCTGAGAACGAAGCTGAGATCACTGAATCACAGCAGTTACCTCCGCACCAGACGGAGGCTGTTCCGTCTACTGCCCAAGAACCTGACCACAAAAAAAACATATATAAAGGTGTTAAAACTGAAATTAAGGTCGAAAAAGCCCGTAAATCACGCGCTAAGAAGACCAAGGGCGCCCCGGAGTTCGAGGCCTTCTGGAAGCGGTATCAAGGCTGTCGGCATCGTGCCAATGGCCAATCCAAGCCGAAGGCGCTGGAGGTTTGGAGCCAGCTTGTCCCTGATGAGCTACAACCAGACGACCTCATGCGTGCCATTGATGGCGCCATCGAGGACATCCAATCAAGGCAAGGCGTTGGCGAGTTTGCCTCGCCCTTGCCTGATTGCTTCAGGTGGCTGCGTGACGCCTGTTACGCCGTCTACTTGGAAGACAACGCCCCTGAACAACGCAAGCCATCCTGGAAGCTTTGATGAAATTGTTTGAACCTGAGGCCGCTGAGCATTTCGTGTTCGCAGCTGTTCCGATGAACGCCAAAGAAGGCTGTTTGCCCGAATACAAGGCGATTCGTGCCGGAGACATGGAATCAGCCCTCAACCAGATGGATGGCCGCGTGCGGCCTGCTGCGCCCTACTGCATGGGTCGCTACGACCATTTGGGTCGCTACTGCACCTACTGTCCAGCCGTTGAAGGTGCCTTGCCTGGTCGTTTCATCCTGCACCCGCAGGCCGATGCGGACTACAAAGCGTCACGGCCTTACTGATGCAACCGCTTTACGATTTATCGTCTGTGATGTCCACGCTGCGTAAGGGCATCGCCAAGGGCTACTGGACCTTGGAAGACCTCGACAGCCCTGCTCCTGGCAGCATTGCCAAAAACCATCGCAACCTGTTGCGTGATCAGCCCGGTGCTGAGCAGATCGAAGCAGGACCAAGCCCGCGTGATTTCACGCAACCACAGAAACCCACATACGACTTTTGATGTCTAAGAAACTGCCCCGCGTTGAATTTGCTGTCACACCTGAAGAGCGCAAGATGCTCGACAGCGAAGCTGAGATCATGAACTGCACGCGGCAAGAGCTGATTCGTGATCGCTTGTTCACCAAGCGTGCAGGGCGTCAAACAATCGACCGTGCGATTGAAACCGTGACGCGTCGTTATCAGGGCATCCCACGTCACCAGCTTGAACCGATCGTCTGCACTGTCATTTGCGCGTTGGCTGCCGACGGTTGACGCGTCATGGCTGGTATGCCATAACGGTTGCGGGAGAGATCCCCTGCACCTCTACCCTTAACACTAATGGACTATCACCACACTATGCTCAACCTCTTTGAGCAGTTTGAAGCAGAACAAACCAAACTTGAAAAAGACAACCTCCTTAAGCTCTCAATGCCGCAGTCCTCTACCTATTACGTCCAAGCCTTCCTTGACGGCAACCTTGAATGGACAGAGTGGGCTTACGACGACAACGAATTGCAGCGTCTAAAAAACGACGCAATTGATTGCGGTTTCACGTTTACCGTCGAAGAGCACGACCCTGATTGACAATCCGTCGGGGATCCTGATGCCTGTGCTGGTACACAGGCTGAAAGCTATACAACACCCTCATGGGCCTGAGGGAAAGGCAGGGCGGGTTGAGGTCCGATCTATCCCCCGACATCAAATTATTCCTTTTAATCAAAATGAGCCTTCACATTCATCACAGCAACATAGTTGGCGTTTATTGTCACGGAGTCTGGTACAAATGCCTCAAGGGTTCTTTTTGCGTTGACGCATTTGAGATCCAAATTTATGGTGACAAAAGAGACGTTACCAGTAGCAAAGGTTCTCCAGATTGCGATTGGATTTTTATGAGTAAGTTGCACCCAGAAGTTCCGCAGGCTTTTTCAGGTGCATCTTGGATCGATCCAAAAACTAACGAATTTGTCAGTGTTTTCTTGTATGACATCAAAGCATTTAAAGAATCTCGCAGCGCAGCATGACGATTCCCTTCGCGCCATCCAGCGTCAAAATGACCTCAACGCCTTCATCTTCTATGAACGACGCCTCGCACGCGCCTACGCCCAATCCCAAAATCCGTACCCTCACAGAGGACGGCAGCATCCGCATCACACTCGGCGAGTTCGTTGGTACGGTCAGCTCGATGCACTTGATTAAACCAAAAATCAAACAACTCCAGGACTACTGGCGCAAAGCACATCACCGCACTCACATTTAAGCTAACCTTGTCTCAAACCCCTGTATGCTCAGGGCATGGCAAAAAAGACGCACGCAAAATCAAGTAACGCTGAAATGACCGCCCGTGTCAAAACGGTGTACGGCTTGTTAATCAAGTCATATTCGCGGTTTGAAATCTTGCAATATGCAGCGGAAGAGTGGGACGTCAGCGAACGCACTGCAGACATCTATATGCAACGCGCAAGACAGTTGATTGCTAAGGACTCAGAAATTGAACGCCCTGAATGGTTGGCTGCTGCAATTGCACGCCTTGTAAAATATGAGCAAAAGGCTGGCCGCGACGAGAATTTGCAACTAGCAATCAAAGCCCTAGAGACCCAGGCCAAGTTGCTGCGCTTCGACATTTGATGTCCTTACTGGCTGGGCTGACAGAGCCAGAACCGTTGCTGGCATTCGCTACGCCGCCAACACAGGAATCAGCAGACGGCTTGGTTCAACGTATAAAAGCTGATCTTCATCCTGGTCAGCGTGCCTTCGTCGAGGATCAATCAACGCAGATCATCGGTCTATCTGCAGGCTACGGAGCAGGCAAGACGCGAGCACTCTGTGCAAAGACTTTGGCTCTTGCTATCGCCAATCAAGGTTTTGTTGGTTGCGTCATGGAGCCAACAGGCCCGTTAATCCGTGACATCTGGCAAAACGACTTTGAGGCATTTCTGGAGCACTATGACATCCCGTACAGCTTCAGAGCGTCACCCCTAGCGGAATACGTTTTGCACCTGCCTGGCGGTGACACCAAGATCCTGTGCCGCAGCTTTGAAAACTGGTCACGCATCATCGGCCTCAACCTTGCCTGGGTGTTGGCTGATGAGATCGATACAGTAACTCCGTCGATTGCAGAAAAGGCGTTTCCAAAAATCCTTGGCCGCCTTCGCTCCGGCAATGTGCGTCAGTTCGGTGCAGCGTCAACGCCAGAAGGCTTTCGCTGGATGTGGAACACGTTTGGCACAGAGGAGGCGCAGCAACGGTCTGACCGTAAGTTGATCAAAATGCGAACAGCAGATAATCCGCACCTGCCACAAGACTTCATAGAGCGCTTAGAAGCGAATTATGACCCCAGCCTGCTGCAGGCTTATTTGATGGGCGAGTTCACAAACCTGACGACTGGTCAGGTCTATGACCGTTTCGACCGAGCCAAGCATGTCACAACTGACATCCCTGACGTCAGCGACGAACCTCTGCGTGTTGGCGTTGACTTCAACATTGGCAACATGTCAGCCGTTGTCGGTGTTCGTCTTGGTAACAGTCTTCTTGTGATTGATGAGATCAGCGGTGCGCATGACACCGACGCCATGGCTCAAGAGATACGACAACGAGCTAGTGGTCGCCAGGTCTACGTCTACCCTGACGCCAGTGGTGGCAACAGAAGCACGAATGCCAGCAGAACTGACATTCAGATCCTTGAGTCGTATGGTTTTAGCAATCAATCGCCAAAAGCAAATCCTCCCGTCCGTGATCGGGTGGCTTCTGTTCAAGCTTTGCTGGAGAACGGGAAAGGTGAGGTAAGGCTGCAGATTGCTGCTTCCTGTAAACGGACAATCGAATGCCTAGAGCTGCAGAGTTACACCGAAGCGGGCGATCCTGATAAAGATGCAGGATATGATCACATGAATGACGCATTGGGCTATCTGGTCTACAGAGACTTTTCGATGCTTCATGCGCGTGCTGGTCGGTCTACTGGCATTAGGCTTTACTAAACTGCAAGCATCGGACGGGTCTTAGCTGTGTATTCAGGGTTCTCTGGGCGGCAACGTGTAGGCAACGTCACACAGGTGTCTGACCCGAATACAGCATGGGTCAACATGGAGCCCCATTGGGGTTTGATCGAAGCGCTGTTGGGCGGAACGTACAAGATCAGAAAAGGTCACAGAAAATATCTGCCGCAAGAGCCGAGAGAGCAGGACATTAGCTACGACGCCAGGCTGTTGCGTTCTGTGCTTGCACCTTATTACGTCAGGCTTGAGCGGATGCTGGCGGGCATGTTGACGCGCAAGCCCGTGCGGCTTGACGATGTTTCAGACGTAATCCGTGAGCAACTGTTTGACGTTGACTTACAGGGCAATGACCTGCAGACATGGTTGTTTGCAGCCAGCAGAATTTGCATCAGATATGGTCATGTCGGCGTTTTAGTTGATGCGCCAAAAGCTGGTGAAAACGGTCGTCCTTACTGGATAGCTGTGAGCCCGAGAGACATCATTGGCTGGCGTACTGAAGCAAAGGACGGGAAGCCGGAGCTGACGCAGCTTCGTTTGATGGAAAAGATCGTCGTTCCTGATGGCCTATACGGCGAAAAGCAGGTTGAACAGGTGCGAGTCTTGACGCCTGGTGCATTTGAGATTCACCAAAAAGACGATCAGGGTGATTTTCGTATTGTTGACGAAGGTCGCACCAGTTTGAGCGAAATTCCGTTCAGCGTTGCTTATTCAAACCGCATGGGGATTCTGGAGTCGATCCCACCGCTTGCTGATATTGCAGAACTTAACTTGCAGCACTATCAAGTGCAATCTGATTTATCGAATCAGCTGCACATCAGTGCAGTTCCAATGCTTGCTCTGTTTGGTTTCCCTGCAGCAGCAGAAGAAATCAGTGCTGGCCCAGGCGAAGCAATGGCGTTGCCTGAAGGCAGCGATGCACGATATATCGAACCAGCAGGCAACAGTTACGACGCGCAGTTCCGCAGGTTGGAGCAGATCGCGTCGCAAATTAACGAATTAGGCCTGGCTGCTGTGCTTGGTGCCAAGCTTGTCGGTGAGACAGCAGAAGCCAAACGCATCGATCGCAGTCAAGGTGACAGCACCATGATGGTTGTTGCTCAGCAGATGCAAGATCTGATTGACAATTGCCTGCGATTCCATGCTGAGTACATGCAGGAACGCACTGCTGGCAGCAGCTTGGTTAATCGTGACTTCATGGGAACAAGGCTGGAGCCGCAAGAAATCCAAGCCCTGTTGCAGCTTTACACTGCAGGCACCATCACTCAAGAAACACTGCTGTTGCAGCTGGAAGCCGGTGAAGTGCTGGGCGATGATTTTGATGTGGAGCAGGAGATTGAAGCGACTCAAACAGGCGGTCTGATGGAAGTTTCTAGGCCTGAACCAACGCAGCAGCCTGAGGATGAGGGCAGAATGCCAGAAGCAGAACCGGAGGGCGACAATGAGCTGGATGGATAAATTGAGCCGCAGCAATTTTGAACCACAGCAGCGGCTTCTGTTTTATTCGCAGCAATCACTAAGTAATGACGTCTACGCGATTGTCAGAGTTACTTGGTTCAGTGGTGGTAACTGCTGTGCTGTAACAGAAACCAGGATCAACCTCTATGACATTGATGTGGTTATGGAATTCACCGATATTGTTGGCAACGCTTTACGCACTGGTGCTGATGTTTCTGTTATCTGCATTGATGATCCTGAGAATCTTGGCATTCAAGAAGTATGACCACACCTGCGGAGCTGTATCGAAACGCGGTTGATCTAAACCGCTTTAGCAACAGCGTTGCAAGGCGTGTGACACGTACTTACAACGATTTGATCATTGACGCGATAGAGCGTTTAGCTGGCACTGGCGCAGACCCAACACCTACACAAGCGGCGCGATTAAGAGCAATATTGGCGCAGCTGAAAGGATCGCTTGATGGCTGGGCTGGCACTGCAACGGCATTGTCTGTTGAGGAACTGCAGGGGTTGGTTGAGCTGCAAGCACGCTTCGTGACCAGAGTGCTAGATGGCGAGTTGCCGGATGACCTGCTGTTACAAGTGCGCAGCGTGCAGATCAGCCCACAGTTTGCGGAGGCTGTCGCAACGATTGATCCGACCACATATAACGTTGTGACATTAAGCGATGACCTTGGCGCTGCAGTTACTGGAACGCCGAGACCGTTTCGATTGAACATTGGCGACGGCACAACGATTACGTTGCCGAATGGTGCAACGCTTGCTGCGTCTTATCGTCGTTTGGCGGGTAAGCAGGCTGAGGTTTTTACCAAAGAGGTTCGGAACGGTTTGCTGTT